TCTCATTACCTGCCTTCGCGAAAGACCTCGAAAGATGTCTTGACCAAGGCTTTGTGTCTGAAGACGCTTTCCGCGGCTTCAAAAAGCGCAGTCTGTCACACGACGAGAAATTGACGCGTGACGTCATGCGCGAGTCCTTCGTTGCCAAGATGGGCCACGAAAGTGGTCCTAATTGGCAGGAACACGGAGGACCGAGTCCCCTCTTTTTGGGAGGGTTCCTCGCACAAATCTTCCATCCATTGTACGGATATCGTCGCAACTACGAGAACACTGGTTGTTGGATCGACCAGGAATATCTCGATAGGCAGACAGATGCAATCCAGGCAATCCGTCAGATTTCTCTGATGTTTGCTAAGATCGACAAGCCGTGCAGCGATGCACGTGTGCGTCGAGCACTGTCTGACTACGTTGCGACAGATCAGGTTGTTGCTGAGTTCGAACGCGAATGGAGTCCCGCTGATTACGGAGACTTTTCTCGTATCTCGAATCTCTTGTTTGGAGACGTTTTCTCACGTATAGACAGAGATGTCTACGCGGGAGACGTTGTTCCCAAACACGGGCCCGGGGCCACGGCTGACAAACTGAAGGGAAACCAAAAGTTTGATCAGCTTGAGTGGCCTGAGCGTTTGGATGCGGTATTTCCCGCTGGGGAATACCTCCTTCCGAACTGGAGATACTACAAGTATCTCGACCGAGTAACATACCTGGAGCCTGGAGCAGAACGACCCGTCAGGGTCATCACTGTTCCTAAGACGGCCTCGAAACCGAGAATCATCGCCATCGAGCCCACTGCAATGCAATACATGCAGCAGGCTCTGTTGGAGAAGATTGTTGAAGCGATCGAAGGGGATGAACTCCTTTCGGCGTTCGTTGGCTTCACAGACCAAGTCCCTAATCAGGACATGGCACGTGAAGGCTCTCTTAACGGAGAGCTTGCTACGCTAGATCTTAGCGAAGCATCCGATCGCGTTTCGGTTCGGCATGTAGAAGAACTGTTTGCCCACTCTCGCAACCTCTTGGAAGCGATGATGGCAGTCCGTTCGACGAAGGCCGACGTGGATGGCCATGGGATTATATCCCTGGCCAAATATGCGTCCATGGGCTCGGCGACGTGCTTTCCCGTAGAAGCGATGGTCTTTTTGACATCGATCTTCATGGGGATTGAACGTCACCTAGGTGTCCGCATGACACGTAAGATCATCAGATCATACGTGGGTAAGGTGCGCGTCTACGGGGACGATATCATCGTCCCTGTCGATGTTGTTGAAGATGTCGTGCTCTCCCTTGAAGTCCGAAATGGGTTCAAGGTGAATCGCAACAAGAGTTTCTGGACTGGGAAGTTCAGAGAATCTTGTGGCAAGGAATTTTACGCAGGTGCGGACGTTTCCATAGTCCGCGTACGGCGTGAACTTCCTGCCAACATCTCAGACGCTGAGAAGGTTGTGTCGGCTGTCTCGATGCGGAACCAGTTTTACTGGACCGGATTGTGGCAGACGGCATTTTGGCTTGACGACAAGGTCATTTCGAAGGTCCTCGGACCCAAGAACTACCCTGTTGTCGAACCATCCTCCTCTGTGTTGGGCCGGCATTCTTGTCTCGATGTTGAGACTCAGAGAATGTCTCCTACACTGCACAAGCCCTTAGTTCGGGGCTATGTAGTTAGGGCCGTGATTCCAGTAAACAAACTGGATGACACGGGTGCTCTTCTCAAGTGGTTTCTCAAGAGAGGGAGCGATCCCTTCGATGACGCAAACCACCTAGAGCGTTCTGGACGCCCTGTAGCCGTCAGCATCAAGCTGCAGTGGGCATCCCCTCATTAGAGGGGATGTGCGATA